CCGAGTCTCTCGGTTTGATTGCCCTTGAAAGGGCCATGATCAGTGCCACGATGCCGTCGATCTTGTTTTCTGCTCGCTCCTTGCGTGGGTAAATGTTGTCTTTCGCGTCCAGGTGGGCCACCACGTTGCTGACCATCCAGCCGAGCACCGGGTCACCGTCGTGAACCAATTTCTTTTGAAGCACCAGGGCTTCAAGCTTCTTCATCGGTTCTGAGAAATTCAGCACCGTCGGACGCACTTCAATCATGGGCAGACCCTCACTCATCATTCGGGTCGAGAGTTGCGTCGCCTGAAACGGATCAAACGCGACTGCCTGAACAGCAAAGCGAGAGGACAGATCATTCAGATCCGCTTCGATCCAACTGAAATCAATCACATTGCCCGGCGTCACGGTGAGGCGTCCGGTATGCATCCATCCCGGGTACTGACTGTTGCCGTTGGCATTGACCGTGTCCTCTGGCAGGTAGTACTTGCCGAAGACTACGAATGCGTCAGCAATGTCGGGATGGGCAAACACAATCACCAATGCCGCAATGTCTGTCTTGCTGGCCAAGTCCAGGCCCACCCAGCAGGGCTGGCCAACAAAGGACTCGATGTCTAGGTCCTGATCAGCACAGGCGTCCCAGGAGCGCATGTCCATCCATGCGGTGTCAGCATTGACCCACTCGTTCAAGTGCTTGGTCTTGAAGTTGTTCATCGCACTGGGCAACTGCATGGCCTTGGCCTGCAGCGGTCCCAGGATTTCCGGGCGCACAGAGATACCCCAGTTGGGGTTGGCCTTCATCAGCGAGTCTTCGCTGGTCCAGTCGTCCCCGTCATCCAGCCCGTAGACGATGCCAAACTGGCTGTCATCCTCAAACACGCCATCGAGCAGTCGGGTTACAAAGGTGCGTACCTCGTAGCAAATGCCTGCGCGATTGCTGCCAGCGGTGGTGATCACCCACAGAAGTGAGTTGTCTCGCTTGCCGGTACCGGTCTCCACAACGTCGTAGACGGTGCGAGTCTTATGGGCGTGCAGTTCATCAATGCAGCCGAAGTGAATGTTCAGACCATCGAGGGTTGAGCCCTCTGCCGAGAGCGCTTCAAACTTGGAGCCGGTCTGCAGCACGTTCATGTTGTGCGCACCGACGTTGACAGAAAACCGGCTGCGAAAGCCCTGCGATCTGCGCGCCATGGTCTGCGCATCGCCAAACACGATGCGCGCCTGGTCGCGGGTAGTGGCCAGCGAATACACCTCGGCACCGCCTTCACCGTCGGCAGCCAGCATATACAAAGCAAGCGCAGACGACAGTGTCGACTTTGCGTTGCCGCGCGGCACCTCGATATACGAGCGCCGAAAGCGGCGGTTGCCGTCGGACTTGACCCAGCCAAACACCGTGGTCAGGATGAACACCTGCCAGGGTTCCAACTTGATCGTTTCCCCTGCCAACGGCCCTTTGACGTGGGGCAGGCGCTCAATAAACGCGCACAGGTTGTCGGCGGGATGGAATTCCCGCCCGTCCTTGTCGGTGAGCTTTGGGTTGAACTGGTAGGGACTTGCCTTGCCCTTGAACTTTGCCAGATCGTTCAACTGCCGTTGGCATGCCCGCTGGACCCATTTGCAGGTCAGGATGTCACCGGCAACGACTGCCTGCGCATACTGACGTGCGACTGCTGCGTAGCTTTGCTGCCGACCCATACCCTGTACATCCATGTGTTTACATTCATTTCTTCTTGGGTTAAGATGTACATGTACATCCAAATAGGGTTCACCATGGCCAACACCAAACTTTTCAAGAACGGCAACTCCCAAGCCGTTCGCATTCCGGCCGAACTGGCCTACAGCACGTGGGACGTTGATCTGGTCATCGAGCGCCAAGGAGACGAGTTGCGCATCCGCCCGGCGCAGCGCCGCATGGGCGATGTGCTGGGCAAACTTGCCAAGTTCTCACCAGACTTCATGGCCCAGGGCCGAGGCGAAAACGTCGAGGGCGAACGCGAAGCTTTATGAATCCAAAGTACATGCTCGACACCAACATCTGCATCTACCTCATGAAGCACCAGCCGCCTGAGGTGCGCGAGCGATTCGCCCAGTGCTTTGTGGGGGACGTGGTGATTTCTGCGGTGACTTTGGCTGAGCTTGAATTTGGTATCGCGTGCTCAAGCACTGCGGCACAGGAATCCAACCGGTTGGCTCTGGAAAGCTTGCTCGACGACATCATGGTTGCGCCTTTTGATGCACAAGCTGCCAAGGCCTATGGCCCCATTCGCGCAGCCTACAAAGATCGCAACCGCGATGCCCTTGACAAACTCATCGCATCCCATGCGGTCGCTTTAGGGGTGACACTGGTCACCAACAACGAAGCGGACTTTGTGAACTACGCCGGGCTGCATGTTGAAAACTGGGTCAGCAACCACTGAGATCAAATCTCTTTGATCCAATTCACTATTTCATAAGGCCACTTTCATGACCAGCACACCAGATATAAATTCAACTGCTGTGGCTCAGGACTGCCTGGATCAAGTGCGACTCACGATGGACGAGGAACAAATGCAAAAGTTCATGGCGCTTTTAGATGCCCCACCGGTGGACAAACCCAAGTTGGCAAAACTAATGTCCACCCCATCGCCTTGGGAACAAAAAACGGTTCAAAGCTGATCAAAAACAAGCTGACTTCAGCCTGCAATATCGGCCCAGGGATCCAGATCAACCTGCGTATCTGTGGGCTGTGTGATGCGCGAACGCGACGCTGGCGTAAAGCCCATCTCCACCGCTGCCTTGGTCATGATCTGCGCCTGCTTGTTCGCGATGGCCAGGTACGGCGACTGCATCGGCACACCGGTGTTCGGCGCTTTGATCAGCAGTCCCGTCTTGGTGATTCCTATCTGAGCCTTGCGGTATAGGTCAGCGGCGCATGACCAAACCTCCAGCACCGACATATCGAGTTTGCGCAGCAAATGCTCGGGCGCGCTGTCAATGGCATAGCGCCAGGCCTGCTTGGCTCCGTCCGACATGTACTCGGGCGGCGCAACCAGATCCCCTTGGGGCTGTGGCTCATGCGGGTTGGTCCTGCACTTTTGCAGGGTTCCCCTGAGCTTTTTGATCTCCGTGGGGAGTGGTTTTCGTCCGGCCATCTGGGTTCAGTCGTTGGTAATCGTTAATATGGAGGCTTCAAACCCACCGGAAAACTCCCAGTGCGCAAAGCCGACGTCATCGCAAAATGCCTCGTTCAGTCCGCTCTGGCGGCTGATATGAAAGCTGGGCGTGAGGCGGTCCGATCTGCGTTTGACAAGAGCGTGACGGACAAGAGCTTTTCCAAATGGAACAGCGTCGTTGAAGAAAACGTCGCCAACTCCATCATTCGCTCGGTGGGGAAATCCAAAGCCATCAATATCGAAAAGTTCATCGCCGATCTCAACTGATCGGCTCTTAGCCCCGACCGGCGAAGCCCGGCATTAGGCTGCCTTCGGGGTAACCCCCCTAGGTTTCAATTTGCACGCGCAAAAATCTTGGCAGGCGCACGCATCTTTGGCCGCCGTCTGTAGAGATTGAGCCCCCCCGGGGGGTAGTCAGCGCCGACCTGCGGTCTCACGCGCCGTCTTTCGGTTGTGACATGAGACGCACAGCCCTTGCAGATTGACCCAGTCAAAGCGCTCGCCGCCGTCCTTGAGCGGCCTGATGTGGTCGGCAACCTTGGCAGCCACCACCCGATCCGTCGCCTTGCACGCCACACACAGTGGGTGTTCACGCAGGAATGCAGCACGTACCTCACGCCAGCGCGCGGACTGGTAGAAGCCCAGCTCAGTATCAAAGGCACGCCTGGCACGCCCGTAGTCCCGGTGCACCTTGGGGCGGTGCTGCTCGCAGTAGCCGGGTTTGTCCAGCACCAACGCGCAGGCGGGGTGACGGCATGGTGTAGGGGCGCTGCGGGGCATATCGGCTCGGTATTGGCGTGTTAGCAACTCAATCAAAAAAACTAATCGCAATTGATGCAGATAAAGCTTGGCTTCACTTGGATTCAGAGCGTTCATAGGAACGTCATCAACAACCCAAGGAGCTTTGCAAATGACCTACACCACACAGTTCACCGTCGACGAGGTCGGGTTCATCCAGATCGCGCTCACCAAGGTACTGGCAGCCGCCGCACGTGGGGAACTTGACCTAAACCTGCTGGCCCGCGAGGAGTTGGCCTCACGCGGCCTTGATACCCAAGGCGATTGGGTCGGCTTTGACCGCGCCCGCCAGATCCACAAGGTGAAGGGATCCAAGTGATGGACGCTAAACAACTGGAGCGTCTGCTCAACCAAATCGCCGCAGAGCATCTGTACATCGACACGCTGGCAACACGCAACAGCGACCGCCTGGACTTTCATGAAGTCAGCGTCTGGGGCCTCAAAGAAGCCCTGCAAGCCGCATTCACGGCTGGCCAGCAATCCAAACAAACAACCCAACCAAACTGATACCGGAGGTCAACATGAAACTCACACCCAGCCAAACCTTGCTTCTCAACGCTGCAGCCAGTCATCCTCAGCATGTGCTGACCGACTTCCCGTCCAACCTCAAAGGTGGTGCATTGATCAAGGTACTAACTAGCCTTGGCAATGAAGGCCTGATCAGCCCCCACAGCAAAGGACCAGAGGGCTCTACCCGTTTTGCCATCACCGTTGCAGGCTTGAAGGCCATTGGTATTGAGCCACCGGCCAGACCCAAACGCGAAGGCAGCAAACAGTCGGTACTCATCGATCTGATGAAACGCCCCGAAGGTGCAACCCTCCCTCAAATGGTGGTGGCCACAGGATGGCAAGCGCACACGGTGCGTGGATGCATGGCCGGGACTTTGAAAAAGAAACTGGGCCTGACGATCGACTCCGTCAAGGAAAGCGGTGGTGAGCGGGTCTACAGGGTCTCACCCTCCAGCGCGCTCCCCACAGCATCCAAATCAGACTGACCTTGCGGCGATAGATCTGCAAATGCAGAGCCATCCGATTCACGGGTGGCTTTCTGTCCTGTGAAGTCCTCCCAGCGCTTGACGATCACGTCCACATACTTGGGATCCATCTCCATGAGTCGTGCCTGTCGATTGGTTTTTTCGCAGGCAATGAGCGTGGTGCCAGAGCCGCCAAACAAGTCGATCACGATGTCATGCGTCTTCGATGAGTTCTTAATGGCACGCTCTACTAACTCCACCGGTTTCATCGTCGGGTGCAGGTCGTTCACGCGAGGCTTGTTGTAATTCCAAATGTCTGACTGGTCGCGGTCGCCGCACCAGAAGTGTTTAGCGCCGTCCTTCCATCCGTAGAGGATGGGCTCGTACTGGCGCTGGTAGTCGGCGCGTCCAAGCGTAAAAGTGTTCTTAGCCCAGATCACAAATGTCGACCACTTGCCACCCGCATCAAGCCAGGCCTTTTGCAGTGTGTGCAACTCGGATGAGCTCATGCACACGTAGCAGGCACCTTTGGTGACCACCAACAAGTTGACACAGGCGTCATAAAGGAACTTGTAGAACCCGTCACCGAGCGCATCGTTCATGATGCGGCGGTCCTTGCCGCGCATCTTGTCTTTGGCGTTGTTGCCGTAGTCCACGTTGTAGGGTGGATCAGTGAACGCCATGTCGGCGAGTTGACCGTTCATAAGGCGCTCCACATCGGATAGAACTGTGGAGTCACCGCACAGCAAACGGTGCTGACCCAAGACCCACACATCACCTGTTTTGGAAACAGGTTCGGCTGGCAATTCGGGTACTGCATCGTCTTCGGTCAGGCCCGTGGTGTCGCCGTCGCCATTGAGCAAACGCTCGAGTTCTTCGTCACCAAAGCCCATCAACTCCAGATTGAAGTCAGCCTCATCGAGTTCGGCAATCTCAAGCTTGAGCAACTCTTCGTCCCAGCCAGCGTTTGCAGCAATGCGGTTGTCGGCCAGTATGTAGGCTTTCTTTTGAATTGCGGTGAGGTGGCCCAGCTCAATCACGGGCACTTGTGTCAGTGAGAGTTTGCGCGCAGCAGCCAAGCGGCCATGCCCTGCGATCACGCCTTTGTCCCCGTCGGTCAGGATCGGATTGGTAAAGCCAAACTCAGCGATCGAGGCGGCAATCTGTGCCACCTGGTCTTCGCTGTGGGTGCGGGCGTTTCGCGCATACGGGATGAGCGAATCCACCGCGACCATTCGGATCTCGGGTGTCATAGGGAAGCTTTCGGGTTGGGGTGCGGCGTGCAGGTCAACCAGCGAGGGTTGCTTGCAAGCGCGATAGATGCGGGGAAGTGAAGACCCAAACAAAACGCCCACAAGGCGCGAACCGTGTGGGCGTAATTTGAGTGATTAGCAGAATGCTACCGCTTCGATATATACCCCGTCAAGGGGTTTTCGTACGATTTTTAAATCAGATTCACGCCATGATTTGATAGCTCTCGGCATGAGCGATCGGACGCACCGAGCGTTCGTTCTTTTCCATCTTCACCAGCCCATACCGGGACATAGTTTTCAGGGTGCGAGACAAATTACCCTGCTTACGCCCGGTTATGTCCGCCAGTTCACTGATTGATGCCGGTCGAGCGGTGCGAATAACGTCCAGGAGCGCGCGATTCTCATCGCTTAAGACTTGGGATAAAGATCGCATTGAGGTGAACCAGATTTTGGGGTCTGATGCCTTAGGCTTGATCTCACCTTTGGCGATAGCCAAAACCCTCTCGCGGATCTTCTCCTGCGGGGCTATACCAATTTTTATGACTTTCATTTTGACCTCACCTCTTTCAAAACCGAATCGACTTCGGTAAAAAAATCTGACAACAACTGATTCGCATCCTTGAATTCATAAGGCACGCCCTTATCGGCTACATGCCGGTGCTTGTGGTCAAACGGGAGTCGCTGACCAGAGTACTTCTTCCCCTTCACTTTGACGGCGTGCGCGTTGTCATACCCCAATATCCTTTTGCCACTGGGCGCGTGCAGGGTAAGCGTGTACCTGATTCCGTGAGGAATATCCTTGCTGGGCGCAACTTCCCAAGCCTCGATCTTGAGCCAATAGCCGTCCTCCTGATCGATGATCTGGTCATGGAGGTCAAGGAGCGTACGGATTTGGTGTTCTTCCATGGTCTCAGTATATCACCAGATGATATTTGTGTCACCTACTGTACCCGTAGTGAACAGCCAGCACCCCCAAAGCGCCAACCAAAATGCCCTTGGCCTCGTACTGATTGAGCGTGCGTCCGTTCCACCCTTCCTGGGCAGACCACTCCCTCACGCTCTGACCCAAACCTGCCACGTGCCAGACTGCACAGCCGCCGGGGCTGCCGATGCCGCCCACCGCATCAAGCGCCTCGCCCAGGCGCTTTCTGGCCCAGGCACAGCGCTCAGTCATCGTGTCCTGCCAATGACCCCCGGGGATGCGATCAAGCGGCGGTGAGCCCGCAGGACTTAGCTGCGCAAAGACAAAGGTACGAGAGAAGTCCTGACCCGCGTCGTGCATCTGCGCCGTGATTGCGCCGTTGCGCATCAAAAGCCCGAGCGAGTCCACAGTCCGGAAATGCTCGGTGCGGTAGCTGGTGCCTTCCTCTGCTTCGCTGACCCACTCACCAACCCGACCGCCGGGCAGGCTCACCAGAGCGCCATGGGTCAGTGGCTGTGCAACTTGCTTTTTAGCCATGGCGCACCTCCTTGCCCAAGGCGGGATCTGAACCCTGTGCCAGTGCCCAGTGCAAGAGCGCAAGAGCATCCGCTTCGTTGTCGTCGGTGACCGGGTGGCCCAACGCCTTCATGGCAGCAATCACCTCTGCCTTGCCCGCGTTGCCCTTGCCGGTGGCATGGCGTTTGATGGTGCCCACAGGAACGCCCTGGTACGGGATCTGGTGGTGCTCACACCAGGCGGTCAGCGTGGCCAGCAAGCCGCCGTAGACGTGCGCGGCGTCCACGCCGAGGTGACGGCGCACCTCTTCAAAGTAAACGGCTCCAATGCCCGTTAAATTGGCCTGTGCGCCAGTCTTTGGCGCGTTCAAGGTCAGCATGTCAGCGAGCCACCGGCCAAAGCGCAGGTATCGCATGCCGCCTCCCTCAAAGCGCTGGGACTTGAAGCTCACAAAGCCATGCGCCACCGGGCCGTTGGCCGAGCGCAGCGCCCAGCCGGTGGTGGTGCCCAGGTCCAGGGCGAGGATCACAAGGCGCGGGGTGGATTCGTTATTCATCAGGGATGTCCTCCAAGGGTTCGTACAAGGGTTCTTGTGCGACCTGGAGGAGCGCTGGCACCAAGGCCGTGTCAGGGCGGGTGCGGCTCCCTCATGTCTGTCATTGCCGATTTGTTCAATCGGATGCGGTTATCAGGGCTGGCAAAAAGTCATCATCAGGTGACGGGGACTTTCTTCAATACTTCATCTTTCAAAGGTGGAGTCCGGGTCTGGGAGGTACTTATTTCAATACTTCTTCTTTCAATATATATACATATTTCTCTGTCTACCCTCTCTGACCCCTCCAGAGCGCACGTTTTCGCGCGCGCGAGGGATTTTTTGTGTGTATAGGGCCCCCGAATATTTATTTGTATATAGAGGCACCCCCATTGAAAGAAGGTCGTAATTGAAAGAAGTCACCGGGCGGGCTTCTTTCAATACTTCATCTTTCAAACGTGGAGTCTGTTTGGACCGTCTACTCATATGCGTCAGCCAGTTTGACCCATTGGCTGGGCCTGCCGCCCGTTGGCTTGGCGAACATCTCAACCAGGTGGGCGTCCGTCAAGGTGCGCAGCACGCCGTCCCGCTGGCGGTGGTCCATGAACTGGGTACGCCGTGTGAACTCGCTCTTGGACATTCCAGCGGCATCGCCATCACGCAGGATTTGCAGGGCGCGTTTGTGGTTGGACTCGACCTGGTTTTCTGAGACGCGCGCCGTGGCTTCTCGGATTGTCAGTTCGGCGCAGTGGCGCGAGAGCGCAATCCCCCAATGCGCATCGTGGTCCTCGATCTGCGGCGTCAACGCGTCCCGCGACACGGCACGAATCAGCGCCAGTTTGGTGGCGTTCTCCTCGATGCGCGCCAGGATCGATGAAAAACCGGTGCCTCGCGACAAGCGAAGCCGCCCCAGTAACTCGTGGTCCAGCACGCGAAAAGCGTCACGCGCCTGCGCGGTCATGGGGACTACGCGCGGATCGACAAGCACCTCGTCAATCGCACCCACATCCGTGAGGTTGCCACTCAACTGCCCACCGCCCTGGTGGATCAGGAGCAGCCGGTCGATCAGGTCTTGCGGTGGATCGATCGTGCCAAAGAGTTCGTTGCTGTCGGGAAAATCGTCCTCGCTCTCCAGAATCAGAAAGCGCGCCAGAGAGCCGTCGGCCACATTGGAAGCTTGGAGCGCCTGCCAAAAGTGAATCGGCGTGGTGGTGCCGTAGATGCAGGCGCAGGGCTGGTGAATTGCCCGGTGCGCGTTGTTGAGCTGGTTGCTTGCGTACTCAATGCCAAAGTAAGTCGTGCCCGAGGTGGTGTACAACTCGGTCATCAGGTCCAGGATTTCACAGATATAGCGCGGCGAGCGTTTACGGTCAGCGGCAGCTGACAAAAACATGCCGAACTCATCAAGCTGAAACAGAATGGCGGGCTGACGCTGGATGGCGGTTAAGAGGCCCGAGCCTGATGCGATCTTATTGCCGCCCAGGTATTGCAGCAGCCCGGCTTTGCGAAACAACTCATTGATCACCACGCGGCTGTGGTTTTTTCCTGCGCCGCTTTCAGCGATGCCTACGACATACAGGTTTGAGCGCGTGTTGCTCTCAGTGCGGTACTTGCGCCCCATTAGCGCGCCGATGGCGCATAGGCTGGCTCCGAGCGCCAGCACGGGCTGTGGACGCTTTGCCGTCGTTCCCATGAGCGCCATCATGTCGGCAATCACGCCGCCAACTTGGTCCCAGCCCGTCGGCAGTGGTTTGGGTGGTGGCAGCACGGGGGGTGCACCTGATCCATCAATCGTGATGGGGTTTGATGTTTGCAGCGTTTGCAGCATCTCCTTGGCCGGGTGATGTCCATTCATCACAATCTCTCCATTGAGTTGCAGATCAGCATCTGGAATCCAGCCGTTGTCCAGCGCCAGCTTGTAGATGGTTCCCGCCCCAATGCGCTGAGGCGAAAAGCTCCCCCAACTTTTAGCGGTTGTCTTGGCATCGTTTTTACTGGACGACGCAGACCAGGACTCAAAGAGCGGCCACCCCTGCTCGGCAAGCGCACCTTTGATGGCCATGCCAATGCGCACCCAACTGTCGTAGTCCAGGTCCTGATTGGGGATGTACTGAAGCGCGTCTTGCACTGCCTCGAACGTGCCGCGTTGCTCGGGCAGATTGGCGAACGCCTCTGGAGACTTCAAACCTACAGCCAGACTTTTGGGGCGCATAGATTCGGGGACCATCTCGTACGCCTGGCGCGCAAACTCTCGAGCCTGTTCCTCGGTGATGACAGGCAGTTCTTCGATTTTCAGGTCGGCCAAGGTTTGCACCGGCCACTCGTAGGGCTTGCCGGTATCCGGGTGAATGCCATAGGCGATGAACTGCTGCCCCACACCCAAGACCTCAATGGGCGGGAACTTAAAGCCACTGAAGGGCTGGGCCGCGCGGTACACCAGCAGTCGCTTGGGGGCGTTGCCGAT